CCGCCACGCAATGTTGTCATTGCTACGGAGTCAATAGAATCTGCTAGGTTGAAAGCGATAATGTTTGCGATTGCTGGGTCTACATCAGCAAGGCTGAATAGTTCCAACGCACGAGTTACCAATACAGCGTTTCCATACTCGGCAAGAGTAATGTTAACGTTGGTTGGTGTAGACATTGCTACTGCATCTGGGTCAGTTGTTTCTGTCAGAGCGGTAGTGTTTGCGGCCAAGTCAACATAACGTTGTAGCGTTACGGTTGAACCTGGGATTGATTGACGGGCAGGTGTTTTGTCTGCGACAGAACGAATTAATGGTTCTGAGCGAAGAGCGAACTCAAGTAAGCGGTCATACGCTGCTTGAACAAGACCTGCGCTGCCAGAGGTGCCTCCTAATGAGGATGCACCAGTTGATACAAAGGCGTTTGCCATTTGTTGTCACCTCCAAGGTGATAGGAATTACTATGGATTAAATATTACTGTGCACGGAGGATAGAAAGAATCTCATCTGCAGATTGTGCATTTGCTATTTTCGTTTCTAAATCATCTGTACGTTCAGGGGTTAATGCGTTCTGAGTAACAATATCTTGCTGCCGTAAGGCTGCTCGATTAAGTTCTTGCTCAGGATTTGCAGGCTCTGCACTTTTTAATCCAAACAAATCAGCATTATCATCGAGCCAGGTATTAACTGAATCTTCGTTAATGTCTTCTAAGTCTTTCATAATTAAGCGTTGTGCCTTTGGATTAACGCCCTTCTTTTCTAGGACTTCTTTGACGACTCTCTCACGCTGCACCTTGGACAATCCCTCAAGTTGCTCAGTCAGTTCCTTGATACGTTTCTCATCTGCACGTTTGGCTTTTCTTAGTCTTTTAACTAAGTCATCGCCTTGCAGATTTGCATCGTTATCTTGGTCTTCGTCTTCTTCTTCCCAGTAGTTGTTGCTCATAGCAACCCACCCTTCTATTCGTTGGTTTAGTCGCAAGCCACAAATCAATTCGGGGAAATTGGTTGGCTCTTGCTACCAGACTTATACACCTCACGGGGCTGGTAGGTCCGTGTAGGGAATCTATTTAGAACTGACCTGCTGAGGAACCTCTACGCAAGTATTGTGTTGACAATCCAGCATCACCTACTCCTGCTGAACCTTTAAAGGATGATTTTTCTGTATCTATTAATTTTTCTTTCTTACGTTTAGCCTCTGCGGAGTCCTTAAACTGTTCTGCTTCTGCTTCTGTTTGTCCATAAGTAATACCAGTTTCACCATAAATATTACCAAGTTTAGTAGCACCAGGAAGTTCTTCTGCAATAGTTGAATAGCCTGTTCTTGCACTAGCAAGAGTTACTCCATATTTTTGAAGGTCTTCAAATCTTGTTAAGTTTGCTAAACCAGTTTCTTTCATACCAAACTGTACAGCAGTAGAACCAATCTCTGCTACTGTAGTTTTTCTTTCTAATTCTGGTAGTACTTCATCTCCTTTTAGGAAGTAAGTAACAATATCTGTATCTGTAATAGCAGGATAAAGAGTTCTAAGGTTTGTTAACACTCCTGGATTACCATTTTTAACTCTTTTAACTGCAGTATCAATACGTTTAGTTGCTTCAGTTACTGATATATTATTACCAATTAACTCACTAAATTGTGCTCTAGAAGATAATGCCCCTACGCCATACATTTTAAATATTTCTGAATAATCATTTTCTTGTGTTAAATAATCTGATTCAGATAAAGCATTTAAATTAGCACTAACCCTTCTTGCATTACCAGCAAAACGTGCTTTATATATAGGCAGTTGTCTCATATCTAACTTAAGTTGTTCTGGTCCCATTTTAGCATTAGTTAAACCAGCCTCAATAAATGTACTAAGTTCTGCAATTTCTGTTGCCGTAAATCCATAAGTTGTTAAACTAGATTTAATAATAGCAAAGGCATCACGTTTTCCTGCTAAATCTTTTTCATCTTGAGCCTTTTTATCTGCTGCTTCTTTTGCTGCTTTTGCTGCAGCCGTAGCGGCTGCTTCTCCTGCTGCTATTTGTTCTGCAGTTGGACCTGCTGGTGTTTCAACTCTAGGTCCACCAGTAAGTGGACTAATGTTTGCACCTGGTCCAGTTGGAGCAAAGTAAGCATCAGCCTGTGCCTGGTATCTGGCAGATGATGCAGCCATTGCTTTAGACAAACCTTGTTTTGTTAATTTTTCAATATACGCATCAGGATTTGGAGTATATTCTGGAGTGTACACACCTGTAACTGGGTCGTATGCCATTAGCCTACCTTACCGAATGTTTTAAGAAGTGAATTTACAAATTGTGCTGCACTTTCATTTGCTGTAGAACTATATTTCCATTTAGGATTCTTTCTAACTAAAGTAGTAAAGTCTTCTGGACCTAATAATTTATCTCCAGTAATTGCTGTTTGAATATCATCATCAAATACATTAACATCTCTTGCATTTAAATCTAACTCTCTTGCTTTAATAGCAGAAAAGTCTGCAATAAAATCTCCAACAGATATACCAGCATCTATATATGGAGCAAGGGATTTATACTTTAACTTAGATGCTTGAGTTAATGTACGCTTTTGTTCTTCAATAGAACCACCTGGCTTATTAATTTCTTCAACCTTTGATAACAATGCTTCATTGCTTAGGCGTATACCAGTTTTATATGAATGCCCAAGTAGGTCGGTATAAAAATTACCAATTTCTCCACCAGCCTCTTGAAGTTTTGTTGGTTGAACATCTTTAATACCAGTACTTTTAGCCTTAGTACTACCCCTAGTAATAAGTTTAACACGCATCTCAAGTCTATCTACATCTGTTAACTGAGCAAGATTTCTACTAGTTGATGTTGTTTGTCCAAATGGATTAGTTGTACTAAAGCCAGTGCTAACACGTCTTGATTCCTCTAATTGTAAATCAAGCCAATACTGATTAGCCAATTTATCTAATTCATTAACTAATAATGGGTCTCCAACATAATCTTGAACTGTTCTATAAAATTCTCTTAAAGCATCTTCTTTAGTAGTTAACTGACTAGTTCTTGAACTTTGTGAAGTTTTATCTGGTAGTGGGTCCCTAGTCTCAACAAAATATTGAAAAGTATATAATGCATTTGCTGGGTCATAATTAGGATTTGTTTGTTTTTGTTTAGCAACTTCTACTGCAGACCTAAAGTTGTCAACGCTAGTTGCCTGAAGTGCTTTTTTAACAGCAGCCTGAAAACCTAAATCATTTTCTACTACTGGACCGCCCGCTAAAGATACGGCATAAGATTTTGTATCTGGATAATAATTTTTTAATTTTTTCTTATATGATTCTTTTGCAACATTAGGTATTCTATTTATATATTCTTGAACAGCAGCATCTAAATCTTGTGAAAGATAACCTTTACCATCATTGCTAGGTAAAATAACTATTGATTTAGAATTTGGTTTTCCATTAATAGTGCCAGAAATATATGGTTGTCCTGCAATGGCACCTTCTGTTGAACCAGAATTTAATACATAACCACCATCAAGAAACTTACTCCAGTCAAGTTGAACACCCTTAGGTAAAGGGTCTAAATTAGGATTTGGTGTTCCACCCGTTGGGTCTGATTTAAGACCACTAGATGGGGTTGCATTGGCTGCTGGAGGGTCTGTTAATAAGTTAGGATTAGGAACGTTAGCATGTGTTGAGTCATTTTGATATCCAATACCATCGTTAACAAATAGCCACGTACCAGCAGCATTTTGTGACCAAGTCATTATTTTTCCATCACTTTCGTAGGAGTAGTATAAACTTCATCAAGTAATGGGCGAATAATGCTTTCATAAGCATCTGTCAAGGCTCTATTACCCTTTGCTAGTCTTTGCAAATTAGCCATACCCTGTATTTTTTCCTTATCTAATGTTTCTATTCCATTAAATTGAGTTCTAATTCTTGTATCTTCAAATACATCTATTAATCTTCTTGATAAAGAAGTCATTAACTGTAATGTTTTTAATTGTTCTTTAGGAAGTTTACCAATAAACTCTTTATCATTAACCATTGACTCTAAAGATGCAAATTTATTAAGTTGTTCTTGTCTTTGTTCAAATGCTTTTGCTGTTAATGTTGTTGCTAGTGCCCAATTACCGCTTACTAATACTTTTTTCTGTGCATCTGCATTGGCTAGTATATCTTTACGATATGTAGCCCTATTTCTTTCTAGATTATTTGGGTCAGTAAATAACTTATTAACATCTTTATCTATTTGATAGTAATTATATCTATCTTTGGCAGCAGTAACGCTAATAACATAGTTTTTTAATGCTTTTCCTTGAAAATCAAAAGGATTATCTTTAGGTCCAATTAAATCACTAGCCTCTAAAACGTACATTACATTTGGGTCATACTCACCAACATGTGGAGCAAATACCCAACCTACTGTTGGGTATCTTTCTAAGAATTTTTTATTTCCTATTGCCCAATTTTTTGTTTCTTGAGTATAATTAATAGCAACTTTAGCAGCACTACTAGATTTAGATACAGTATAGACAAGTCTATCTGGATTTTCTCCTATATACATCTGAGTAGCAAGGGCTATTGGGTCATGTAAATAAAATCCATTTTCAGAATTATTAATAGTAACGCCACGAATAATTTCTCCCCAATATTGGTTAAGAGAAACTATACCTTGTTGTCTTAATTCTTTTGGAATATTTGCTTGTGTATTTCCTAATGGTACTGGAGATAAAGTATTAAAAGGAGCCTGTATTGCTACAATATTATGTGCAGCAAGTCTTAATCTTTTATACCATAAATCCATTTTAACTGGGTCTTGAAGGTCTGCACCACTTACTCTAGTTTTTGGATTAAATTGTAATCCTGCTGCAGCCTGCATAATTAAATTTGCTTCTTTACCAGTTTTTTCTCCACCTGGAAATTGTGCCCAAGTGTTCATTAAACTTCCTGGAATTAAAGCCCTTACCCAATTTGTGTTATCACTACTTGGACCAAGTATCCAGTTATCTAAATTCTCAGCAAACTGTACTACTTGTTTAACATCAAGAGATTGTCCCGCTGAAGTTAATAAAGCCTTTGTTGCTAATGTTGGTGCAGCCATAGTAGGACCAACTAAAGACCATACACCAGCACTTTCAGAATAAGATGGGTTTAATAAAGATATTTTAGCAGTGTATTGATTCCATTCTGGTTGTTTAAAGAAACTCCAGTCATCATCTTTTAATCCTGTATATACTTTACTTAATGCCGTAAGTGGATTAGCAAGAGAAGCCATTACTGGCGCAACGTTTTTCCAAAAAACTCCATCATTAGGAACAAGAACATATTGATTACCATTTTGGTCTTCATAAAGCATACCGCTACCATTTGAGGCATGAACATACATGCCACCTCTATAAGCAAGTTTGTCTGGATTTTGACTCATATAACGAACCATACGTCTAGCATAATCATTAGTGGCTCGAATAAATCTACCAACTACTCTTGCATTAAAATCAATTTGATTTTTAATTTGAGGATTATCTATATACATTAATACTTCATTTTGAGCATTGGCTTGTGCCAAATTATCATAATAAGAATTAGCCTGTAATTCTGCTTGAGTAGTAATTAAATCTATATCAACTGGTTTATCTTTATTGACTCGCAAGGTATCATCAATAATATCTTTAACCATTTGATTTTCAAAATTCTTTGTAAGTTTTCTATTTTGTAAAACTTTAATAAGAAATATATCAGAACTATAAAAATCAACTATTTGTCGGTCCATTACTTCCCATGGAATTCTTTTAAATTTTTCATACATTGTTTCTGCTTTAAATCCAAGTTCTTGAAAATCAATATCTGTTTTTAAAGTACCTTGAATTGGAAAATCTTTAGTAACTTGTGTAAATTCATCAACAGTTAAGTTATCAATTTGATAAGTAATAGTAGATTGTTCTTTAAGATTGTTTAATCGTAGTGCTTTTTCTAGTTTTGATTCACCACGGATATCTTTACCTAAAACTTTTTGAACAATATCTATTTTTATTTTTAATAAATCTAATAAGTCTTGATTAAACTTACCAGCACTACCATGAAAAACATTATATAGTTCTGCCATACTACCACGAATAATACTTTCAGTTATATCTGCGTCTGTTTTACCTTCTTGTTTAAATATAGAAGATTTAAGAAAAAGTCCATTAAAATTTTTAGCCCTTTGTAAAGATTTTTTATCATCAACAATTATTTTACCATCTTTGCCCCGTTTAATACCTTCACCCTTGGCAACATATTTGCCATCTTTTTTAATCCAACCAACTTTGCTCATAAGTTGGGTAACATAATTTTCAACATCATCGGCTGTTTTTAAACCATTGTTTTCAACAAATGCTCCGCCAAAATCTATATTTCCTTTTTTATTAAAAGCAATATGTTGACGAAATGTAGCCATATGCGCTAATATTCTATTGGCATCAGTAATATTATTATATATATCTATTTTGTATTTACCAGTTTGTTCTCTACCAGCAGCCTCAAGTATTGTAGCCCAAGAAGATTTGCCAAAAACTTCATCTGCTATACCACCATCAACTATTTTGTTAGCAAATGTTGCAGCAACTGAAGATTGTGTAATACCCTCTAATGCATGAGAATTATTTGAAAGAAAAGTAACAAAGTTTTTAGCATCTTCAGAATCTAATCCACCGTATTTTGCTGTTGCTACTGCTGCAATTCTTTCAGCAACTGAACCTTCAAATACATCTTTTAACGGAAGTGTTTTTTTAATTGTTACAATAGTACCACTTGGTAATTCTATTACTTTCTCTACTTCACCAAAACCACGAAGTCTTTTTCTTTCAGCAGAACTTATATATTCTGCTGGATTTTTTTTAATTAAACTAAGAAATTTACCTTTAAGCATTCCCTGTGTTTGTTTATTACCAGTATATGCTTGTAATGTTTTACTTAAATCTTTACCTTTACCACTAAATACACTTATTAATTCATCTGGACCAAGTACCAAAACACCAACGGTAAAGTTATCAAATGCATTTTTTATACCAACTTTAGGAAGTAATACTAAACCAGTCCAACCAGTTTGAATAGCACGCAATGCAGAATTATAAGTTGAAAATGCTGCAATATTTTTAAATATATTACCACGAAGACCGCCTAGGTCATAAGTTGCTTTAAGAACATCATCAAATGGAAGCATTGATATTCCTGGTGTTGTATGAAAAATTTGGCTAGCAGCAGGGGGTAAACTAGTACCAACATCTATAGAACCTAAAGCAGAGTTATCCATATGTTTAGGAATAGTCATATCTATAATTGGACGTAATCCAAATTCTGAACCAAAAGTACTTTCTAAATATGCACGTTTAACCGTTAAGCCATCTGGAAGAGAAGACATGCCAATTTTATCAAGATAAAAATTATCCATTACTTTAAGAGTATGTAATCTTTCTTCTGGACTTCTAGATAAATATCTTTGAGTAAGCATATTAGCAACTAATTTATCACCAACTAAAAATCTTGTAAATTGTCTAAATGTATCTGCTGAGTCAAAAACAAATTCATCTTGATGATAAATTACACTTCTTGGTGGCATTTTTGCAAATAATTTATTATATGATTTAGTAAGTCTATTTTTTTGTAAAGTTAATGTTTTAATAATATCATCAGTAGGTTGAACAATTTTATTTAAATCAATATCTTTAAGAACAAAATTTTCCCATGCTTCTAAAGTTTTAGTTGCTTCTTCTGATATAGGTTTTTTTCCTGCTAAAACGGCAGCATCAACACCATTTACTAACTCATCAAATAATACTTTTCCTTTATCAGTAAAGGCTCTTGTTCTACGCTCTAAAGCAACATTATGTGCTCTTTGTTGAATTATACCATTAATTTTTAAATCAGTAAGAAACGATACATTGTTTCCACGTTCAAAAAACTTTTGCATTGTATTAAGGTCAGTAATTGAAACTTCATCTAAATTATCATCTAAAACTTTAGTAGTTATTAAATGATTAATTAGTCCATCATTATCATATTCTGGATGTAATGTGGCTATGCGGGTTCTAATAACTCCTGCTTGAGCAAAATCTTTTGTTTCTGTTGCTACTCTAAGTTCATTAATGTCATCTGAAACTTTAGAAAGTTTTGTATTAAATGTTGGATTTTTAAATAATTCAGCAACTCTTTCAACTGTTTTAGTACCATAAACTTGTTGTGCTAATTGTTGTCCAGCCATTAATGATTTAGTTGAACCAGCAGTTAACCAAGTAAGTGGGTCACTAATTATTGTATAAGCAAAGTTAATTTGACCAGACGGTGAAACCCATGATTCTTTTTTATAATCAGGTCCAAAGTTTTTAACTGCCCATGTATTTTGTTCAGCAACTGGTACGGGAATATATGGAATTGTACCAAGAGTGTTTTTAAGAAAATCACCAACAGTTCCTAAATCTTTAGGAGGAAATGTTTTATTTAAAAAATTGGTTATATCATTACCTGGATTAATTTGTTGACCTTTATGTTCTGCATAAAGTTTTTTCCAACTATCACTTTGAGATGCAAAATCTTGAAATGCTTTAGTTAAAGGTGCATCAAATTTGCCATACTCTCTTAAAATATCACTTGGTTTTACACCATCAATTAATTTTCTAGCCAAATAAGATGCAGCATATCCATGTTTATTTTCAAGTTCTTTAAGACTTGATTCACGCCATGAATTTTTACCTTCATATATATCAGACCAAGATTTATTAGTTAATGCTTTTTTAAAATTTTCTGCAGTTGATGAACCCTCACCAGTTAATTTTTTTATTTCATTTGCTACCCCAACATCACCAGTAGCAACACCTAATTTATAAATAGATTTTACACCCTTGCCATATTGTCCAAGTACGGCTAAAGTTTCTCTAAACGGTTGAGTAACTTCTCTACCAGCAAATTCAAGAATTTTTTTACCAAGACCTTTAGGTGCTTGTTGATAATCTGCTTCTGGATTTAAAAATTTTAAAAATTCTTTTGTACCGTCATCTAAAGAATTATATTTTTTTCTTGCTTTTCCTATATCTTTGTTTACTACTAATTCATTATCTAATGATAAATAACTTAATATATTTGTAGCAACAATATTTTCTTCTTGTGTCCATGAACCAGCACCAGTGGCTGCATACATTAATGGGTCAGCAGATGCAAGTGTTGGATTAAATGGGTTATCGTTTAATGGCGGTAACGGTGTTGATGGAGAGTTAAATGACATTAAGACATATTCAATCTGTTATATATTGCCTCTAACTTACCAGATGGGTCATTACTCATCATTCTATAAATTACATTTGTTGGATTACTACTACTAATTCCACCAATAGAGTTAGGGTTTATAGTTGGACTATCTCCCCATGATGCCCCATGATGTATTTCTTCATTAGGAAATTCTGTTGGTGCAGATAGGTTACTTACAACTGGTGCACCTTCAATGTCTTCCATTTTTACAGCACCCATCATAGGCGCTGCTAGTTGTTGATTGTAGGTTGCTTGTCCTTCTCCTTGTGGTAATCCTGAAATATAGGTTGCAGGTTGTGTTGGACTCCCATCAGT